CATCCTGCGTGGCGCTGACCATCAGGAGATAGTGTTTCTTGCCGGTGAGCATCAGGAAGAGTTCCTCCATCATGGAGACGGTGGACTTGGCCAGCTCGCGGGCCCAACTCCAGACCTCGAACCACTCAGCATTCCTGCTGATCCGGTTGATGGCTTCCTTCTGGAAGGGTGCAAAGGGGCAGGAGGCGTAGTTCGGGAAGAAATACGCCATCCATTCTACCGGATGCTTTTCCAGGTAGGCCTTCTTTTGGGCCTTTTCGGCCGCAGTCAGCCTTTCCGGAGGAGTCGCTTTCTTGATGTCATTCTTGAACTGCTCCCACTCAAGATGAGCTCTTTTATCAATCTCCTTCATGGCTTAATACTTAGTTTTGAGGAAAGCATCCCATAGGTCTGTGAATTCGATAGCCTTGGCTGCGTCGACTCCGCGCAGCCAAGAGAGGAATGCGATACCGGAGCTCACCAGTTCGCGGATGCCGGATTCGCTCTCGATCTTGTCAATGGCGGCGGCCAGTTTGGCCAGGATGTCTGCTTCTGCGGATGTGGGTGTCCGCTTCCCCTCCTCCCGTTCAAGGATGGCGTCATTGATTCTCTGCACGTGGGCGTACAGGTTCTTGAGCGTCTTTTCCTTGCCCACTGACATGGAGGCCTTGAGCTCCGGCCAGCCGTCATCCTTCGCCCACCGGGCGATGGTTTGCCTGGTGCAGCCCACCTTGGCGGCTATCTCCTCAAAGGTGAATTCGCCATGGAGATAGAGTTCCTTGGCGATGGTTTTTTTCTGGGTATTCTTCAGGGTGTTCGCCATGTGTTTGATTTTTTTCTGCAAAAATGGCTTCTGGTTGCTTCAGTTGCAATTTTCAAAATTATCCAATACCATTTTTCGTTATCGCACATATCAAATTTTGATATTGGATAATTTTAAAAATTGCAACTAAGCGCTTTCTGGTGCATTTTTGCGATGAAATTTTTTATCAAAAATGAAAGCGCCTATGCCCAAAGGTAAATTTTTCAATGTCATCGCTACCGGGAACGGCCGCGCATCTCTCATGCTGTATGGTGAGATCGGAGGTGAAGACGGTGTGAGCCCTGAGCAGATTGTGACGGAGATGTCTTATCTCTCCAATGAATATCCCATGATTGACGTGCATATCAATTCAATGGGCGGAGAGGTCTTTGCGGGCATCGCCATTTTCAATGCACTCAAGGACAGTCCGTCCATTGTCAATATCTACGTTGACGGTCTGGCCGCCTCCATCGCCGGCGTCATTGCCCTTTGCGGCAAGCCGCTGCACATGTCCCGTTTCTCCCGCTTGATGCTCCATGCCGTCTCCGGCTCTTGCAAGGGCGGAGCGCGTGACATGCGGGAATGTGCAGACCTTATCGAAGGCCTGGAAGGCACCCTGGCCGACATGATCAGCCACAAGTGCGGCATGCCGTCCGAAGAGGTGAAGAAGAGTTATTTCGACGGCAAGGACCACTGGTTGACGGCCGATGAGGCGGCCAGGATGGGTCTTTGCGACGATATCTATGACATGGCGGGGGCCGACAGCCTGGGCTCCGCTCCAACCAACGAGCAGATTTATCAGTTCGTCAATCTGGCTGAGAAGAAACATTCACCAAACAATAAAGACATGGAATTCATTGACAAAATCAAGGGCATTGCCCCGTTCAAGGATCTGAGCGAAGACGCGATTCTCGCCAAGGTCAAAAGCATGTCCAACGAAGCCGCCAAGGTGGACGGTTTGCAGCAGCAGATCAACACCCTGAAGGCCGAGAATGCCGAACTGAAGAAATCGGCTACGGACGCATTCCTCGATCAGGCTGTCTCCGAGGGCCGTATCTCCAAGGAGCAGAAGGATCATTACCGCAAACTGATGGACGCGGATGCCGCGACCACCCGCGAACTCATCAACTCCCTGCCGAAGTCGGCCCATCAGGTGAACATCCAGGACGTGCTGAACGGCGCCGCCGGTGCCGGCAACGCCACGGACCTGTCCAAGATGTCCTGGGACGATATCGACAAAGCCGAGCGCCTGGGAGAGCTCAAGGATAAGTTCCCCGAGCTCTACAAGGCCAAGTTCAAGGAGAAGTTCGGCGTCTCCCTGTAGTGTAACCCCTAATCGCTGAAATACTATGGCAGTACAGAAAGAAATCTGGCAACGGACCATCATCGAAGGCCTGTTTGCCGACAATACCTTCCTCTCCAAGGCCGTCAATGACGATATGTACGTCAATGAGGGCAAGAAGGTGCACATCCCCAATGCCGGTGCTCCCTCCGGCGTAGTCGTTGACCGTTCCCAACTTCCCGCCACCGTGCAGAAGCGCACTGACGTGGACGTGGACTACACGCTCCACGAGCTCACCACCAACCCTATCCTCATCCCCTATGCCGATACGGTTGAACTGTCCTACAACAAGCGCAACAGCGTCATTGACCAGGACCGCAAGGAGATCATCTTTAAGGCGGCCGAGGCGCTGCTTGCCGCCTGGCTCCCCGCAGAAGACAACTTCGTGCCTACCACCGGTCAGGGCGTCCCTGCATGGACTCCTTCCGCCACCGGTCTCCGCAAGAAGATCACGCCCGCAGACGTAGCAGCCCTCCAGCTGCGCATGAACGCAGACAACGTGCCCCAGACGGACCGCTACCTGCTCCTGGATGCCAACATGTACCAGCAGCTGCTGGACGGCATGACCCAGACCCAGGCCATCGGTTTCTTCCAGGCCGCTGACGTCAAGCGCGGAGTCCTGGGTATGCTCTACGGCTTTGAGGTGATGGTGCGCTCCACCGTCTACCGCTTCGCCACTGACGGCACCCTCAAGGCCATTGACGCCGACGGCGCAGCCACCGATATGGCCGGCGGTCTTGCCTGGCAGCGCGACTCCCTCAGCCGCGCCCTTGGCGAGGTCATCATGTTTGACCAGGTCAACAATCCGGAGTATTATGGCGACGTATACTCCTTCCTGGTACGCGTGGGCGGTGCTATCCGCCGCTACGACAAGAAGGGTGTGTACGCCATCGTCACCGACACCGCCACCGAGGTGACCGGCCTTTCGCTTGATGACACCGACATCGACGTCGCTGTGGCCGGTGAGCAGGAAGTGACCGCCACCGCCACTCCCAGCACCGAGTCCGCCGCTACCAAGTGGGAGGTGATCGATGAGAACATCGCCACCATCGACAAGGCCACCGGCGCATCCGTCACCGTTACCGGTGTGGCTGCCGGACAGACCATCCTGAAGGCCACCAACGGCAAGAAGGAAGTGCTGGCGATCATCACCGTAACCGGTGAGTAGACCGGTTGAATGTTGAACCGTGCCGCCTCCGGCCCCGCTGGGGGCGGCATTTTAATTCAATAACCAAATGCTTCCGAGAGTAAGAATCAATTATCTGAACGGTCTGCTTGGTACAGTACCGGAGTCCCAGGACGGCCTGCTTGGGCTGCTTGTGCTGGGCGCCGCGGCTGTCTCCACGACGTTCGAGCTGGGCAAGGCCTACCGGCTGGTCCGGCCCGATGACCTGACGGCCCTCGGCATCACTTCCGACAACAATGCCCGCATCGTCGAGCTGGTCGGCCAGTTCTACGCCGAGGCGGAAGAGGGCACGCCCGTCTATCTCATCGGCCTTGCATCGACGGCCATGACCACCGTGCTGGATGTGGATGAAGGCCCTATGAAGGCCATCCTTCAGTCCCTGCGCGGTGCGCTGCGGGGTCTCATCGTGGCCTCCGCTTCCACCGCTACGGTGACCGTGACCGATGGACTGGATCCGGATGTGCTCACTGCGCTGCCCAAGGCACAGGCCCTGGCCGATTGGGCGGCAGACAACCTGTATGCTCCTATCTTCGTCATCCTGGAAGGCCGGCAGTTCGCATCTGCAGCTGACGCCCCTGACCTGACGGAGCTGACCTACAACCGCGTGGGCGTGTTCATCGGTGACGTCGTGACATCTTCCAAGAATGCAGCCGTCGGAACCCTGGCCGGCCGCATTGCCGCCGCTCCCGTGCAGCGCAATATCGGCCGCGTGGTATCCGGAGCCCTGGCGCCCGTAGAGATGTTCATCGGCGCAGCTCCTGTAGACGAGTCCATGTCGGTAGTGGACGCCCTGTATGCGAAGGGCTATATCTGCCCTCGTATCTACGTAGGTCTCACGGGCTATTACCTGGTGGATGACCACCTGGCAGTGGCTTCTACCGACGACTACGCCCACCTTACCGCCCGCCGGACGGTGGACAAAGCCGCACGTATCGCCTACCTGACGATGCTCCAGTTCCTCCTGGATGAAATCGAAGTGAACACCGACGGCACCATGCAGCGTCCGGTGCTCAAGAGTTGGCAGGCAGCCGTAGAGGACGAGATCAATGCCCGGATGACAGCTGCCGGAGAACTCTCCGTAGTCGACAACAGCGGCTGCAAGTTCTTCATCGACCCTCAGCAGCACGCGCTGTCCACCTCCCG